GTCTTTGCCCGTCCGGGTGTATAAACTCGGTGTTCATGATCTGCGCCACCTCGTTCATGGATAGCGCCTGGCCGTGGGCAATGTTCTGGCTGGTCATATAATCGCCCCAGGCCCGGATCGTCCAGTACAGGCAATTTTCCTGCACATCTATGCCGGCGGTGATCAGCTTCGCCCACTTCGGCAGGGCGTATGCCTCCACCTCGGTCTGCCGCTCCAGCACCAGCTCCGCATTGGTCCGCAGTTTGGTGTCCTCCCATGGCTCCGCCAGCCAGCTGTTGACAAAGTTTTGCAGCAGCTCCGGGTCATCCTTACACCGCAGGAACTCCTTGGCAATCTCTGAAAACCGCGTGAAAGGGGAGTACAGGGTGTTCAGCCAATAGGCCACGCTGGAGGGCCTGGCGGCGGTCTGTCGGACCGTCTGCCACCTGCCGGCGGCCAGCATTTTCCCCTTGTCCTGGTCAGTGATCACGGACCCGCAGGCTTGGCAGACATAGGTTGCCATTTCCGCCCGCTCGGCGCTGTCCGGCACATCGTCCTTGCTTGGCCATTTCAGCTGTGCAAATACAAATTCGATGTACTCCCCGCAATGGGGGCATGGCACAAAGTAATGCTTTTCCGCTTCCGCCTCCTCCTTGGCTTTCCAGATGTGGCCGGATTTCAGCGTAGGGGTGGAGGCCATGAAGATCTTGCGGTTTGTGGTGTAGGTCTTGGTGCGCTCTATGGCCAGGGAAACCGGATCCGCCTCTTTTTTGGAGGCTCCCGGAAATTTGTCCACTTCGTCAAGAAACAAATACCGGATCGGGGTGGAGGACAGGGAGGCCGGGCTGTTTGCTCCCGAAAGAAAAACGAACATGGTTTCAAATTTCAGCTTTAGCTTTTGGCTTTCCGCCTCCCGGTACTTGGCTGCCAGCGGTTTGCATTGCCGGATCATCGGCTCCAGCTTCGCCTCCACCGTCCGCTCTGCCAGTTCCTTGGAGGGGTAGACGATCATAGTCGGTGCCGGGTCTTGGTCAATGGCGCTGGCCAGCATATTCTCCAGGGCCGTGGTGCCTCCCACCTGGGTGGGCTTTACAAATACGATCCGCTCCACATCCTCGTTGGAAAATGCGTCCATGATCTCCGCCAGATACGGGGTCACGCTGTTGCGGAATGGCCCCGGTATGGCGTTGGTGTCGGGCAGGACCCGCCATTTCTCCGCCCATTTGGAAACCGGCAGGCGTTCCGCTGGCCGCAGGGACAGGAGCGCCCGGTGGATCCACGACGGCACCGTGTACGGCTTTACCCTGTACGGCCTCATGGCTCTGCCTCCTCCGGTCCGATCTCCGCCGCGTCAACGAATACGGCCAGCATATCCTCCAGTTCCTTGCGCATTGCCCTTTCCATGGCCCTGGCCGTTTGCGGGTCCGCATATCCGGCTATGGATTTCACGGCGCGGGGTGGGATGTTCATGGCGAATTTCTTAAACATGGCCATGAAGTCCGTCAGATCCCTGGTGGCCTCCTCGGCCTTGATGTATTTCCCCTCGGCAATGGCGGTTTTCAGCTTGTGGAGCTGGCCCTGGCTTTCTTTCAGCTCCACCTCCGCCTCCAGCTTCCGCAGGTTCAGCTCCGCGGTGGAGCTGGCCGCCGCCGTTTCCTGGGCCTTTTGCTCGATGTGGGCAATATAACGCTGGATCGTTTCGCAGGTTTTATATTTTCGGGCGCCGCCGCCGGGCGGCACCTCGGTTTCCAGCACGCCGTCCTGGGTGAGCTGCTGGATCCGCCGGGTGGTTTTCCCCAGCAGCTTGGCCACCGCCGTGGTGCTGGCCCACTCCGGGACTGTATTCAGGGCCGCCGGCGCTTTCGCCGCCTTACTGGCCGCCCCTGTTTTGGCCTTTCCGGCCCCTTTTTTCTCCGCCACCGGCTGCACCTCCTTTTGTGCCGCTGGCCCGGTTCGCCCCGCCCTGCCGGATTTCGCTTTTTCGGCGTGGGCGATTTCGCATTTTCTTCATCCCCTTTCCGCCCGATACCCCCTTTAGGGGGTATGGTTTTCCCGCTTTTTGAAAAAGCGTAACGAAACACCCCTAAAAATTTTTGATTTTTTGTGGAAAATAATCGGACTTCACTTGCCCCGCAAAGATTTATTTTCCAGAAAGGACCCAAACAGGGGAGGGGGGTGTGATTTTCCGGGGCGCCCAGGGCCACCCCATCGGCATAGGAGGCCCTGGGCAAAGGGTGTTTTGGCCGGCCCGCTGCACTCGTGTACAATGCGGCGGGGCAGGGTGAAAGGAGAAAAGCCCCTGCGGTTCTGCTCCCCGGCCCATGGTGTGGAAGCAGAAAGGCCGCCAGGGTCTCACGCCCTGGCGGCCTTTCTCTATTTGGCTGGGGCTTTGCTCTTGCCCCTGTCGTTTTCCACGATACCAGAATACCACAGGTGAATGTCCTGTTGTGTCCTGTCTTTTCAATATGGCCCATTTTTTCCTGCGCATACCTCCGGTGTCTGCCCTTGCTCAAACTCTTGTACTAACTTCTGCGCCCGTGCATTGGATAGGATAATATCCAGGGCGGCGTTGTAGTAGACATTTACCCTTGACCTGCTCATGTGGACTTCTTTGCAGATCCGTTCCCATTTCTTGCAATCTATATGCCGCAGCTCCACCACGGTGCGCTCCATGCTGTTCTCTGGCAACAGGTCAATGAGATCCATTACCATGGTGACAGCTCGGCCCATGGCTACCCGCTGGGCCTCTATGCGCTCCTCAACCTCTGACAAGCGAAAGACAACGGACACGGCCCCCTCGCTGTCTGCCGCAGAGTGGGAGGCTGGCATGGTCATGTATGCCGATCCGGGCGCCGGTGCCTTTAGCTCTCGCGCCAGTACATCGTGCCGCCGCTCCAGTATGCGCCGCCGCTCCCGCGCCATGTGGTACTGCTGTAAATATTCTTTTACGGCTTCGCGGGTGGCCCCGCCCGTTGCCTGCTGCTTCATGTTCACACCTCGGTTATGTCAATTCCGCGCCGCTCTTTCATCAGCTTTCGCTTAATCAGATATTCCCGCGTCCTGGTAGGCTTGCTTTTTACATCCTCCACCACCAGCCGCCCGTCCCGCTCCCTGTATGTAAAATCTGCCCGGTAGCGGATGGCCCGCACCCTCCGCCCCTCCGGGTCTGTGTATGCCTCTTGCAAAGTAAAATCCACCTGGAGGCGCAAATCATGGATTTCTCCGGCTTGCTGCCGTAGGGTCAGGTGGTCATATCTTCGGGCCTCTTTTTGGCTGTCAAAGTGGAGAACGGCCCCGGAGGCGGTGACCCGCTCGGTGGGAGTGTTGCGATATTTCGCCGCCCTGTCCGTATTCTGCACAGCGGCGGCGGGAGGCGCAGGCCCCCGCCGCTTCTGCTGCTTCATGTACTTTTCCACGGCCTGCTGCTGATATTTGGGCGGCAGGTCCGAAAGGTTGATGGCCATTTATTCGTCCTCCAGGTCCGGGACCTCTACATATTGCCACGACATAGGCGGACGGTTTAGCCCGAACTCTGCCAGCGGGCTGGGGGTGTCGTATTCCTCCGCCTCTCCCACTATCCAGCCATACAGGGATTTCCCGCCGGCGTATTTTTTCAGCTCCTCCTCCGGTACGCAGGATCGGGAGGACAGATACCGCCAGCAGTTGCTTTTCACCCACCCCATGCAGAGAAATTGCCCCAGCACGGCCCCGGTCCCGCTCACATAGGCCAGGACCAGCAGCGGCCACGGATCCGGCCCTCCGGCTCCATCCCGTGGGGCCGTTTTTCTGATTTCCAGGTCTTTCTCCCCGGCCAGGATCTTCTCCCACCATTCCGGTTTTATGCTCAAAATCACCGCCCGCACAGTCAGCGCCCCTTTCCTTTCGGCGGCCATGGCCCTATTTCGTCCATTATCACCACCCCGGTTCTCAAAAGGCTGGCGGGGTAGTGGTATGGGCATTTCATATTTTCCGCCGCCGTCCTCCGCACCAGCGGAATGGCTTTTTTCAGCTCATTCACCGCATAGGACAGGCGCCAGCGGGCGCAGATATATGCGTCATGCTCTACCAGCGCACAGCCCTCACATTGCTGCGGCCTTTTCTGCTCGGTCACTTCTGTTCACCTCCCGGCAAAGGAATAAACCGGCATTTATCCACGGCAAACTCCGCCACATATCCGATGGCCGCACATGCCAGCATAATGTCCGCCATGAGATCGTCCGCGTCCTCCTGTCCGCGTCCGTCCCTGTTCATGTTCCGCAGGTTCCGCGCCATGATCTGGCCAAACTCGTGCAAATTTTCCGACGCGGCCAGCCACCGCTCTTTCTCCACGGTGTAGCCGATTTCGATTTCGCCCACGGGTCACACCTGCCTTTCAAAGCGCCCCATGTAGTGGGCGGCCCATTCCGTTGTTGCGTCCTCCCGGTCATCCCACGGGGAGGCAGAGGGCGGGAGATCCGGGAAATGCGCCCGCAGGTTGTCCTTGTAAAAAACCGGGATTTCGTTCTCCGCGCAGAACTGCGTGATCTGGTCCACCCACTCCCGCCGCGGTGTCACCTTGTCCGCCCGGTTCCCGGTTTCGGCCCCCAGGATCACCCACTGGGGCAGGCCCTCCGCCGCGCTCATGTCCACCGGCCCCAGCAGCGGCTCCATGGACCAAAAGCTGTTAATTGCCACGCCCTGCATAGTGTACATGGCCGCCGCGTCCTCGTTGGCCACTGTGGACCCATACCAGAAATTATTTTCATGCGGGAGTAAGCCCATGTAGTCCAGTTGCAGGTATCTGGCCGGTTTTTTCGTCAGGAACAAATAGCGGTGCTGCGGTGCGCGGCGGCAGGCGTCCATGACCTCCGCGATCCAGGAGGTCGGCACCCAGCGCCCGAACAGATCCGCCATGCTGCACACAAAAACCGTCTGCGGCTCCGCCTGGCGTTCTGGCTGGTTCAGGCGGTATCTGTGCATGGTGGGTTCAAATCCGTATGGGTATGGCGTGGCCTTGATCTTCTCCTCCAGCACATGGAGGCCGTCAGCCAGCGGATCAGGATCCGCACACCTGGCGTCAAAGCGGTGGGCGGTTCGTCTGGCGTAGCAGTAGGGGCACCCATGGCGGCACCCGGTTACAGGGTTCCAGCTCATGGTGGCCCAGTCAATTTTCGTCTTGTTCATGTCGTTTTCCCTTTCAAAGTTTTTCCACGATTTTCCCCAGCCACCGCTTGGCGGCCTCCACACAGCCGTCAAACAGGAGGCCGTCCGGGTGTTCTTCGATGTAATGGCACACGCCGCCGTCTTTTTCGTAGTCGCAGCACTCACAAAATTCAGCGGTGCATAAGATCCTGGCCAGCTCCTCGCGGGAGGCCACCCCGATCATGTCCTCCATGGTGGCCAGGGTCTCCGGTGCGTTTTCTTTTCTCCAGTGTTTGCAGGCTTTCCCCATGTAGTCCAGCAGGCACCCGCCGGCACCTGGGCACCTATCGCATATTTTCATTTCTCTGGCCTCCCAGCATAATCATTTTTTCTCTTACCAGCTTGTCAATTATGCGGCCCTGCTCCTTGTAGCCGCACATTGCTGTCAGCTTGTCCAGGTTATAGGCCGTCTGCGCTGTCACCAGGACGCTGATCCGGCGCATGTTCTTTTTGCTCTGCATGGCTTCACCCCGTTTTCAGTCATCATCAAACATGGAAATTTGCTTCTGCTCCAGCTCCTCCCTTTTTCTCGCCTCTTTTTCTGCCTCTGCCTCCAGCTCTGCCTTTCGTTTGGCTTGCAGATCCGCCCACCGTTGTGCCGTAGC